CTATCTCAAATGGATTAGGTTGTTTGGAAGGTAACTCTGTTGCTAGGTATGGAAACATTACTTTCTTTATAGCAGATGATGGATTTTACTCAACAGATGGTCAAACAGTTACTAATATAGGATTAGAGAAAGTAGATAGGTGGTTTTTTAGTAGAGTAGATTTAACACAAATAAATACAATAAGTGTTGCTATAGACCCTGTTAAAAATCTTGTAGTATGGAATTACGCAGATGTAGATGGTAACAGAAGAATAATTATTTATAATTGGCAGTTAGGAAAATGGTCAAGAGCTGAAACAACATCAGATGTTGTAGGCACTATTGCTACATTAGGAGAGACATTAGAAACTTTAGAATCTTCTTTAGGCTATACAGACATAGACACTATGCCTGCATCACTAGATTCACGATTGTTTATAGGTGGTAAGTTTTTATTTGCAGGTGCAAAAACAAATAAATTAGTAGTATTTACAGGAACATCTATAACACCACAGCTTATTACAACAGATATAGAGGTTGGCTATAACTCTGTAGCTACACTAGCCAGACCACAAATAGACAATGGCACAGCACAGGTTGCCGTAGCTAGTCGTAGAGAGTTAGATGATACTATTGGATTTAGCTCATTTGTTCCTGCTACAACAGAGGGTAGGTGTAGTTTAAGAAGTGCAGGTAGGTATCATAGATTTAATGTGCAGCCTACAGGTAACTGGACAACAGCTATGGCAGTAGATGTAGATATAAAACCACAAGGCAATAGATAATGCCTAGAATGTATCGTACACTTCCCTATCAAGGTGGTGACCCTAGAGCAGTTGCAGAAGTAGTTAATAATGCTATGAATGGCAAGACCAACAATAGTGGTACTGTTATTTTAAATTCATCTGGAACAGAAACTACAGTTAATAATGAAAGAGCAGGTTTTGATTCTGTTATTGTGTTTTCACCTAGAAGTGCAAATGCAGCAGGAGAGACAGACCACATTTATATCAAAACAAAAGCCAAAGGCAGTTTTGTAATAGGTCATAGAAATCATGGACATAGTGATGTAGAATTGGATTATATCATTGTTGGATAAATTTTATGAAACTCTATGTAGTGCCTACGAATCAAGTGCAAAGATTTTGGTATCTTGCAGAACCTTTATTACAAAAAGCATTAGACAAAGGTAATAACGAATTTACAGCAGGTCAGTTAAAACTGCTAGTTACACAAGGTCAGCAACAATTACTATTAGTAATGAAAGAAGATAAGTGTTATGTAGCACTCACTGTTCAATGGATTAACTATCCTAACGACAGGGTGGCTTATATAACTTATATAGGTGGTAAAAACACCAAAGCAGGGTTTGAGCAATTTAAACAGTGGGTCAAACATAATGGTGGAACTGCAATACAGGGGTCTACTAAATTTGAGAGTATAGCTAGATTATGGAACAGGCTATATGGTTACGAAAAAAAATATCAATTAATGGAGTTGAAACTAGAATGATTAAGTTAAAAATATGGTTATATAACTGGTTAGCAAAAGATTTAGGCAAACTAGGTAGAGAGGGAGATACTGAACTTGCTCATGTTAATACATGGGAAGCTAATCTTCTAAAAGCACATGGTGGTTCAGGGACAATTAATCCTGTTACTGGATTGCGTGAATACAAAGGTGGTGGTGGTGGTCAAACACAAACAACTAATCAAAATATTGACCCTGCTATCTTGCCATACATAACCTATGGATTAGGAGAAGCTAAAAATTTATACAGAGCTGATTCTCCAGAATATTACCCAGATGCAACTTATGTTCCAGCATCAGCAACTACAACAGAAGCATTAGGTTTAGCAAGTGATAGAGCAAGAACTGGTAGTCCATTAGTACCAGCAGCTCAAGCACAACAGTTAAGCACAATACAAGGCGACAGATTATCAGCAGGTAACCCATACTTTTCTGCAATGATGGCAAGTGCGGCTAAACCTGCTGTTACAGAATTTAACAAAGCTATTAGAGATATTGGTAGCAGAACAGCAGCTTCTGGTAGATATGGTTCAGGTGCTATGGGTGAGTTGGAATCACAAGCATCAGAAAACCTAGCAAACGCTTTGACTAATAGAGCAGCAGAATTAGCTTACAGTAACTTTGGTGCAGAAAGAGCAAGACAAGATGCTGCAATAGCACAAGCACCACAAATGGCTATGGCAGATTATTCAGACATAAATCAATTGGCTAAAATTGGTCAAACACAAGAGCAGTATGCTAAAGATGCTTTAAATGCAGATATTAGTAGATTTGAGTTTGAGCAAAATAAACCTTACAGTAAGCTAGAGTCTTACTTGTCAGCAGCATATGGAGCTCCAGCTCCAGTTAATCAAACTACAACTTCATCAGGTGGGGGTAAATAATGGGTGCTCCAGTATTAGCAGGAATGGGAATAGGTGCAGCATTAGCTTTAGCTCAAGGTAGAGACCCTCTAAAAGCAGCCGCTATTGGTGGTGTTAGTGGTGGTATGTTTGGTGGTTCAGATGGGCTTGGTTCTGGATTTGGTTTTGATGGCATGGGATTTGATTTAGGTTCTAGTGCATTAGCAAACACAGGTACTAACTCTCTAAATGCAGGTGCAGGGCTTATGGGTGGTACAGGCACTGCTGTAGGCACAGGTGGTTTAATTGGAACAGATGCTATAGTTTCAAACAACCTACAAAATGTAACAGGTGGAGTCACAGGTCAAGGATTTAGCCCTTATGCTACCGCAGATACTTTAGGTCAATCTATAGCACAAGTAAATATGCCTTTAAGTAACTCATCTATTGGATTTACTGGAATGAACAGTAGTATTCCTAATCCAAGTTTGGGTTTAGATACATCCAATACTATTAAAGACCCTTTAACTGGTCAAGCTGTCGCTCCTCAATACAATTCAATACCTCAAGTTGAAGAAGCTCCTTTATATACAGGAGCAGAAAGCCCTAATTTTGCAAACATTCAAAAATCTTCTCCAACAGAAATAGCTGAAGCTCAAGGTGGTTTTGAAGGAGAAAAACCACTGTATGAAAAAGCATTTGATAGCGTAGTAGGTTTTGCAGAAAAAAATCCAATAGCATTAGCTACATTAGGTATGACAGCATTAGGTGCTGGTAGTGGTGCTAGTCCACAACAAGTCACACAATCAGCAGGTAAAATTGCACAACAAGCATACAACCCAAGACAGGGCAACATATTAAAAGTAAGGAGAGCGTAACATGGCAGATTCATTGCTAGATATTAATTTTGATATAGATAAGTTATTAGGAACTACTAATCAGCCTTTAGCTGGGCTTATTACAGACCCTAATTATCAAAGTTCTTTAAATGTAGATACATTATTAGGTGCAGGTTTAGGTTACACAGGCTCTCTATATAAAGACAAAACACTTGCTGAAAAATTACTTGCAACTGCTACTGGGGCTAAAGCAGCAAGAACAAAAGGTATTAATGATGCTGTAAAAAAGTTGTTGCAGACTCAAGACTATACAAAAAATATGTTAAATATAACAAAAACACAAGGTGATATTTTACAACAGCCTTATGACTTGCAAAGTAAGAAAGTAAAATCTGTTTTAGATACATCTAAATTAGATGGTATTCAAAGATATGTAAAAACATTACCTCCTATGAAAGCAGCGGAATTAGCTATTGACCCTGAAAAATATTTTTCAAATAACAAAATAACTGAAGAAGAAAGAATGTTATATGAAACATTAGGTATTCAAGATAGATTTAATATTCCTCAAAAACAAGCAGGTATGGTAACTTACTTTAATCAATTACCAGACCAAAAAGATGTTGATTCTCATAATGCAGAAGAAAATAGAAAAGCACAAAATGACCCATTATACAAACCTAACTATTTAAATAATGGTAAATTAGACTTTATCAAAAGACTAGCGGCAACTAATGGCACACCTTTAAATAAACAATTAAGTCAGCAAGATGTTCCTGAAGGACAAGTAAGAACATCTAATGGAAAACTTATGTCATTAGAGGAGTTTAATAAAATGCCATTGAGAGTTCAAGAATATCTTGACCCTGACCTAGACATAAATTCATTTAGAAAAAGAAAAGAAAAAGTTTTAGATGCAAGAGTAAAAGACAAAGGATTAGCCCGTTACGGACTTACAACAACAAGAGATGTATCTAAAAATATTGAAAAAATATTAGATGACCCTGAAGCATTAAATGCTTTATTTACAACCACAGGTAGATTTGCTGTTAAATTTAATGAAGAAACCAAAAATTGGTTTGCAGAATCTGGTGGTAAAGCTGCTGATGTTGCCAACTTTTTAAATTCATTAAAAAGCAAACAATTTACAGAGCAAATACAAAGAATGAGAGCTAATAACCCAACTGGTGGTGCTGTAGGTAATGTATCTGATAGAGAAGTAGCTATGTTCCAAAATATGCAAGAGTATTTATCTATTGGTGGTAGTAGAGATAAATTATATGAAGCATTAGTAGATTTATATGGAAAATCAAAAATTCTTTCAGAAGAATACAAAGCAGTTTTTATAGAAGATTATGGAGAAAACCAATGGTCAGATACATTAAACAATGCTATGCACACATACAAAGAATATGCACCTACAGCCCCAGAAGCATTACGAAAAGTTCGTGGTGAAAATATTAGTGAAAAAGTAAACAAATCTACTGTTATACCATTTTCTAAACCAGAGAATGAAAGTATATATAATGAACTGATGGGAAATACAGATGGATAAACATTTGCAAAATTTAGAAGAAGCTATGGGTATAGCTTATAAAAAAGGAGATATGGAATCAGCCAAAGCAATGGCTGAAGAAATACAAGCATATTCAATTTCTATTGCCCCAGAAGAAAAAACTTTATCTGGATTTGGTGAAAATCTTGCAACTGATGCAACAAATTTAGGTGGAGCTGTTGTTGATATGGTCGCATCTCCACTTGATACAGCAGGTGCTGTTACTGATTTAGCTGTTACAGGAGCTACAAACTTACTTCCTAAATCTGTTGTTGATGATTTGTATTCTTATGAAGATGACCCAAGCTCAATGCAATACAAGTTAAATGAATTTTTAAAAAGTAATAAGATTACAGAGTTTTTAGCTACGCAACCTAGAGAAAGCTATGAACAAATGGGTGAGGTTATAGCTGAAGATGTTAAGTCTTTAATAGACGACCCTGTAGGTAGAGCTTATAAAAAACCATTAACTTCTTTATTAGAAGTAACTGGATTAGGTAGAGTTGGAACTACTGTAGCCAAAACTGGTAAGTTTGGAAACACAGCAGCTAATGTTGGAAGTAAAGTAGATAAAGCATTAAATTATGTAGACCCAGTATCAGGAGCAGCAGGTCTTATTGGAAAAGGTGCTGATGCTGTAAAAGATTCTCAAATGGTAAAGTATTCTCAAGACATTATTAAAAACAAAGGCACAGAATTAGGAACAAAATATGGATTTAAAATATTACCATCTACAGTAAAAGATAGAGGTGGTAATTTAATTAGTAGAGTAGGTGAAAAATTAGCAGGTCAAAAAAGAACAGCAGAGGGAGTTATTGATTTTAATGTAAAACACGCAGATGAGCTATTAAGAAAACACGCAGGTGTTACTGAATCTACAGCTTTAGGAAAAGTATATGATACTTTAGCTAAAAAGTCTAAACCATTCTATGATGACATTGCAAAATTACAAGGAAAAACTAAACGAGTTCGTAATAACAAAGTTGTTATCAGTAATGTAAAACAAAAACAAAGAGGAGCTCCAGATAGAACTGTTCAAAGACAAGAAACAATAGAAGGTACAAAAACAGTTCAAGATATACAATCAGGTCAAGGCATTTTAAACAAAATAGAAAGCCAGAAGAAGCTTAACAAAAAAGCATATAAAGACTCAAGAAAAGAAAGCTCTAAAGTAACTCAAGAAGTGCTAGATGAAAATGCAGCTAAACTAGATAATCTTCATAATGAGTTAGATAGAACTATTGCTTATAACAAGTCACTTGCAGAGCAAAGAGGAGCTTCTGCTAAAGAGCTTGAAAAGTTTGACTCTATGGCAAGCAATCTTAAAAAAGCTAGAAAAAATTATGCTATAGGTCACAGTATAGAAAATGCACTAAACCCAGATGGAACAATTAATCTTAAAAAGTATGCAAATGCAAACAGAAATAATGCAGCCGTTACAGGTCAAGCTAGAGCAGTTATAGATTTTTATGATACAAACCCAACA